AATCAGCCTGACTCGGGATCAGTTTTTGCCAGATAACTGAAACGTATTTTGCCTGGTAACGGGCGTCATCAAGTGCATTATGGCGCTCACCTTCGAATGGAATAGCCGTTCTGGCATCGAAGTCTATGGCTTTCCCCAGCTCAACGATTGTGCGTACATCGCGATCGTTGTAGTAACGCCACGGGCAGGGGATCCCCTGCCGTTCGTATGAACGGCGCAAAATCGTGTTGTCGAAGTTGGCTCCATTTCCCCAGACCTGAACAAAAAATTCACCGGAGTTTTCGTCGATAAATTCCCGCAATTGTAACAGTGCATCATCTAACGGGATTTCATCGGTCATAATGGCAGATTGCGCTTCGCGTGATTGCTTAAGCCACCATTTAATGGTGTCCCGATCAATGACTCCGCCAGCAGTTTCCAGATCGATAGTCTTACTAAATTCCGGTCCCATATCTCCGGTTTGCGGATCGAAAAATATTGCACCTATTGAGATGATCGGGGCATCAGGATTTTTTCCCATGGTTTCAAGGTCGATCATTAGATGGTCACACGTCCTGCTGGTGGATGTGATTTCTTGATGACTGTTCACCTTAATTGAGTGATCTGCCGTCTCGCCAGTTTCATTATCGCTATCGTGATGCTGATTGCCGCCAGTGTTCTCCTTGTGTGGATGTTCAGCGCCTTCCATTTTCTCCGGATCATCTTCCTGAACTTCAACCTGATACTCTTCATCGAATGTTTCCTGGTATGTTGCGTCGCCCATCACCGCGCCACAATCAGGGCAGTTGCCGCCGTCGGTCTGACCGCAGGCGGTGCAGACTTTTTCCACTTCCTGTTGCGCCACTGGTTCAGGCTGTTTCGTTTCTGGCTCGTTTTGTAACGCATTTGGGCTGTTTTGTTCCGCTTTTTGGTAGTTCCGTTCCGATTCATGCTGGTTCTGGTTTACAGAATCGCGGGTCTGGATCCCCTTAACCCATTTCGGATCATTCGGGTCGCTAATCCCTGCAACAAATTCTCCGCGAGAGGCAGCAAGCAACTTATCGGCGTCAGGCTGGCTGATATTGGCTGCCTGCATAATTTTGTTTACTTCGTCAGCGGTAACTTTTACCGGCTCTGGTTGTGCGGTCGTGTCAGATGCACCAGTATTTTGTTGTGAACCTGAGTATGTACTGTTTTTGCGGGCGAAATATTCTTCTTTCGTGATTTCAGTAGCCCCGGCAGCCAGTGCCTTATCCAGACCAGAAAGTTTGTTTGCGCGACCGTATTTTTCGCCATCCTTGTCGGTGAAGAGGAAGTAGAACGGCCCCTCACGCTCTACAGATGATTCGACTTCCACTTTGCATTCGGTTTTTTCGTTGTCCTGAATTGCCGTTTCCACTGCGTCAGTTTCTGGTACTGGCGACGAGAGAGTATTAGCTGTGCCCTGATTTGTTCCTTCGTCATCTTCAAACACGCCCTTTGTAGTCAGGTATTCAGTGATGTATTTGTTCAGTGCCACGGGATCTTTGTGAATGTCGATCGGGCGTTCACGGACAAGGCCAAAAATAGTCTGGCGGCTGTAGCGAAGCGCATCAGGTTGTTTGCGCATTGATGCGGAGATGCGCTTCCAGTCTTCGCGATCTCTGGCGATAATTTCATTTTTAGCCCAGCGAAGGATGCTGCCGTCAATGTTTCCGGCATCCGCATCACCAGGCCAGAGATAGTAGGCCAGCTCCCTGTCCAGGGTTTTCCATGTCTGCTTGTATTCGCGATGAATGGCGGCAGTTACAGGAGGGATTTTTTCTGCTGGGTTTTCAGTGTGCTGTCGGTTGGCTTTGGCGCGGGCAAGATCAACAACAGACGTGTATTTTCCAGTCTCTTTGCGCTCTGCGTCCTGCCGTTTTTTCCAGTTACGTAATTCAGCCTGAATTTCGGGCCATTTGGTACCCGGCTTACATTTGTGTTTAACCCATCCGATAGCGAACAGTTTGCGTTCCGGATACATAGCGTTAATTTCAGGCGTTTTCATCAGTGCTTCAACGATATGCCCGTCAAAGGTAGCCACGTCTTCTTGCAGTAATTCCTGCGCGTCAATCGCCATATCAACGGTGATGTTTTCACATGTACCGAACTTAACTAGGGCCGCGTTCTGTACTTCAAGGGACAGCTTGTCAAAATTGACGTTAATAGGATCGGATTCTGGTTCGACCGGAATAAAGGAAGCGGATTCCTCATCCCAGCGGTTTTCCTGCATATATTCGGTATCCCAGGAGTCGATAGCAGGGCGGGGCATGCCGGGTTTATCTTCGCAGACAAGAAATTTATAAGCGCAGTCCTGAGCAGCAGGATATTGCTCCAGGAATTGCCAGGTAAATTTGGCACGGGCGCGGCGTTCATCACCGGCTTCAATGGCAGTGGCTACAGCAACTGCGCCCTCTTCTTTTATTGCCTGTTCGTCCGGAATGGCGGCGCAAATAAAGACTTTACTCATTTTGTTTTAACCTCATTACAGATTTAAGGGTGAACAAATCCCTGCCATTGCTGGCATATAAAAATGAAACCGGATATTAATTACGGTGCTGTTTTAAAGTCCTGCCGGTATTTCGTTATTATTAGTGTGAGTAGTTTTATCTACCGGATAACAGTTACCGGGAATTTTTTGTTCTGCTGCTGCAGCCATGCATTCTTTCATTGAACCGTATAAGCCAGTCACCAGCTCAAGAGATTCGCCGGAAACAAGATAAACTGTCAGAACGAGTGCAAATGTTGTATTCATTGTTTATATCCTTTTTGCAGCAGGTCCAGACGAGCCAGCATTGAAGGAATGCATACTTCATTTAACAGGTCCTGCTCGAGTTTTCTCTGCTTAATGGCGTCTTCAATAAATGTTTTGTCTCCAGTGATAACGCCAATTTCGAAACGAAGTTCAGACGTGCTGGCATTACATGATAACTTTTCCATTATCGCGTCCTCAACAATGAATTTTGTGATGCGGTGCCTGGTGCCTCCAGGTGACGTTAACCAGTTAACAATTAACGCCGGATACAGAGAATCCACCCATAACACTGTTTTTGGTTTTAACTGTTCCGCGTGCGCTGAGCCGCATTCACCGCATCACAAAATTCACTTTTAAAAAAGGGCGGCAGAGCAGTCACGGAGTAAAACTGATACCGCCAAATGTCACCAGAATATTGATAACAGAGGGCGTTGTAGCGGGGTTGTCACTTAAGCGTATGGTCAACCTGACAACCCGGTGTCCTCAACGGGGAAAGGCGTCCCTCCCACCCCCGCCATACTTACCGCCGCGCCATTTCGCGGGGCGCCACAACCGGAAGCGCACGGTCGAATTAAATTTAACGACACCGTGCAGTGAGACGAACTTCGCCGTGCGCTTTCGTGTTGTGTGCCTGCTTTTAACCACGTCAGGCGAGGTGGTTTCCGTCATTCCCCAACGACAGGAAATCTGTATAATCTGGATATCCCCAACGATCCAAGGAAATCATATGACAGAGCAAAGAGCACAAGCAGGTGATGGTGTATGGACCGGGATGATATTCTTGACAGAATTTTATATGGCTATTTTCTTGAGCAACTGTTTTCTGTAGCGACTGGTCGTCTCGATAAACTTCTCTCAGTAGTGAGTATTATCCTCGGTTCATCTGTCATTGGCGGATTCATTCCGGAAATTTCTGGCGTTTTTATTGTTGTGATCGCAACCGACCAAACGATTTATGGATTCGGACAAAAGTCAGGTAATGCCATGAGAAAATCCGCAGAATATTTGCAGCTTTTTGATGATGCAGAAAAATATTCTGATTCGGAATTGAAAATTCAGTTAAAAACTCTGGGAAAAACAGATGATCATATTTGGTCATCACTTAAAGATATTGCGATCTTAAAAACACAGATCAAAATAGGCGTCTCCATCGAACAACACGAGAAGTTGCCCACAAAATCCAAATTGATGCGATTTCTTTGTGGTTAGGAATATCCAGATTGTTAAAGAGCATGCCGGAGGTTTATCCGTGTCCGGCGCACGCACTTCATCTGCGGAGAACTACTTGAGCTCATTGGTCAGTAGTTTTCAATCACTCGCGAAACGTTTAATGCCGCGCTTTTTGCCAGAGTGGTAATATCCTGCTCCGCTGACACCAGTTCTTTAGAGAGGCGCTCTTTGTAGTCAGCGGCCTGCTTCAGGTCATTAATGGCGCGTATCTTTCCGCACATCCATTCGTAAATTTCATCCTCGGTATAGTCTGGTGCGATGATGACGGGTTCTCGTTTCTGCATACTGATTCCTCGCGGTGCCGCTTCGCTTATCAGTCGTTAGATTTTGCCGAACTGGAAAGCGCCTGTTTAAACTCACTGAAGCTGAGAGCTTCTTCGCCTTCGGCAAGGCCTTCGAAGTATTCTTCGTAAGCCTTTTCCATGATTGCGTCGAAATCCATATCACTCACCTGAATTTCTTTCCAGCCAGCGACGCGCGCCAGCTTCGGTTTTAAACGTTTTGCTTCTGGTATACGTCATCGCGGTGAACGTACCGTCTTGGTTTGGAAACACGCCGTACACCAGAGATTCGTTGTTGCCAAGATCGATAGTATCCATGCTGACCTCATTTCCCCTTAACGCCGGGGTAGCGGAACAAAAACCTGCTGCATAGTTATTAAAGTTGAACCCTGCCGTCATGTTCTTACGCCTCGGGCTGGCTACTTAACCCCTGACCACTGCCTGGTAACTCGAAGTATTGCCCTGCGTTCTGTGGGGCGGGGTGGGTTGGTATGTATATAATGTACTTTATGTTCAGTGTTGTAAAGTACTTTAAGTACATTTTATGTGTAAAAAAATGAGATGGGAAAAAGTGAAACACAAACCCGGAGGGGGACGCTACCGGATTTATGCTGGTTTAAGAGGCTTTTTGTTTTTTCTTTCGTGCTAACTCTTCGTAAATTGCATTGTACTTTTGTTTTTTCTCCTCAAGAGTTTTTAAAAGTTCATCTGTCTCACTGTCAGGGAGCTCGTCCAGAAGATCAATGATGATTTTTTGTCTTGGATTTAACTCCTGATAGAAACGTACCTGTCCACTTTCTTCTGTATCCTCTCCCAAAAGATAGGTTGGTGTTGTTCCAATGAGTGTTGCTAATTCCCTTAATTTCTCTCGGCGAGGAATTGTTTCGCCATTAAACCATTTGCTAACCGCTTTTGGTGTTAATTTCATTCGACGGGCAATTTCTGCCTGCCTTCCATGTTGTTCATAACCAGCGTTTTCACAGGCTAGCGCAAGCCTACTGGCGAACTCTTTACGCGCTTTATCTTCATGAACCATAAGTTCAATGATATTCGCTCTTGAATGTACTGTCAGTTCTGTTATAGAGTGTACTCAAAGTTCACATTGTGAGGGTGATATGAACCAGAAAACACTTGAAGATGTAATCAAAACTGTTCGCGTTTCTGTTGTGGCCGACGTTTGTGGTGTCAGCCAAAGAGCAATCTACAAATGGATGGATAACGGAAAATTGCCTCGCACTGAATATACCGGCGAAACAAATTATGCTGAAAAAATCGCTCATGCATCAAACGGATTATTTTCTGCCGATGCAATTTTAACTATTGGCAGAAATAAAACTACTACGAAAAAGCTGTTGGGAGTTGATTCATGAAAATCAAGCATGAGCACATCCGCATGGCGATGAATGCCTGGGCATATCCTGACGGTGAGAAAGTTCCCGCAGCTGAAATAGCCCGGACTTATTTCGAACTGGGGATGACGTTCCCGGAACTGTACGACGACACTCATCCTGAGGCCCTGGCTCGTAATACCCAGAAAATTTTCCGTTGGCTGGATAAAGACACCCCTGATGCTGTTGAAAAAATTCAGGCTCTGTTACCGGCGATCGAAAAGGCGATGCCGCCTTTGCTGGTGGCCCGTATGCGCAGTCACAGTTCTGAGTACTACCGGGAGATTGTCGAACGGCGGGATCGGCTGGTGAAGGATGTCGACGATTTTGTTGCGTCAGCGGTCGTTTTGTATGACCAGATAAATCGCGGCGGCCCGGCAGGGAATGCTGTGGTGATGCACTAAAAGCACGGTGTTCGGGGGTTTTATGAGCAGCAAGCTTCATGGTCTTGTCTGGGAAGGATGCGCCTTCACTGGCATGATCTTATCAAGGGTGGCAGTAATGGCCCGTCTTGCAGATTACAGCAATGACGAGGGGGTGTCATGGCCTGCTATGGAAACGATCCGGCGTCAGATCGGTGCCAGAAGTGAATCCACCGTGAAATCTGCGATTGCAGAACTGGCGAAAGAGGGCTGGCTGACGAAGGAAGAGCGTAAGATCGGTGGGCGTAACGTAAGCAATATCTATCGGCTTAATGTGGAAAAACTCGAAGCAGCGGCAGCGGCGGCGCGTGAGGCATATAAACCGAAAAGAAAAATTAGCCCGGCAAAAAATGACCCGTTAACAGTTGACCCGTCAAATATTGACCCCTCAATGGTTGACCCGTCAAATTCTGAGGGGTCAACCATTGATAAAAAACAGCCGATTAGGGGGGCGATGATTGACCCCGATCCGTCAGTATTAAAACTTGATCCGTCAGATAAAAGATCTTCTTGTCCGGACGTTTCACTTCCGGACGAAAAAAAATCATCTCCGGTTGAACGCTTTCTGGATAAACACCCTGATGCGCATACGTGGAATGTGCCGAAGCGACAGTGGGGAACCCGTGATGATATTACCTGTGCGCAGTGGATCTGGGGGCGTGTTGTTGCGCTGTATGAACACGCAGCCAGTGATGATGGTGAGGTTTCTCGCCCCAGAGAGCCAAACTGGACGACATGGGCTAACGATGTCCGGATGATGCGCATGCTGGATGGCCGCAGTCACCGGCAGATTTGTGAAATGTTCAGTCGGGTGCAGCGGGATCCGTTCTGGGTAAAAAATATCATGAGTCCGGCAAAACTGCGCGAAAAATGGGATGAACTGGTCATTCGTCTTGGGCGTGGGCCTGCGCAGAGTTGCGTGAATCATATTTCTGAACCGGACACTGAAATTCCACCGGGTTTCAGGGGGTAACTGACCATGAAAGATATCGCGACAGTTGCAGTTGGTGTTCTGGAACGCATCCGCAGACTGGCTTCTGAACGCGCAACCGTGCCGTACTGTACGCCGGAGGAGTGGCGCGAGTGGCAACTTGCCGAAGGCCGGAAATACTGCGAGGAGATTAACCGCCGGAATCGTCAGTTGCGGGTGGAAAAAATCCTGAACCGTTCGGGCATCCAGCCGCTGCACCGCAAATGTTCGTTCGCGAATTACCAGGTGCGGAACGACGGGCAGAAACATGCGCTGAGCCAGGCCAAATCCATCGCTGAGGAAATGATAACCGGTTATACAAACTTCGTGTTCAGCGGGAATCCGGGAACCGGAAAAAATCATCTGGCGGCGGCTGTGGGTAATCGTCTGCTGAAGGCCGGTAAATCCGTGATAGTGGTCACTGTGGCGGATGTGATGAGCGCGTTACATGCCAGCTACGATGACGGGCTGTCAGGGGAAAAATTTTTGCGTGAACTGTGCGAAGTGGACCTCCTGGTTCTTGACGAAATTGGCATCCAGCGTGAGACGAAAAACGAGCAGGTGGTACTGCACCAGATTGTTGATCGCCGGACGGCATCACTGCGCAGTGTCGGGATGCTGACAAACCTGAATCATGCCGCAATGAGCACGCTTCTTGGTGAGAGGATTATGGACCGGATGACCATGAACGGTGGTCGCTGGGTGAGTTTTAACTGGGAAAGCTGGCGTCCCAATGTCAGCCATCTGAGTGTGGCGAAGTAATTTTTATCCGGAGGAAAATTTAATGGAAACCGTTTTTGACGCACTGAAAGCACTGAAAAAAGCCTCGTCGCACGAGATTGCAGCCCGTCTTGAAATCAGCCGTGACGATGCTGTTACCGAACTCTGGAAGCTGAAGCGTCGTGGCGAAGCTGATAACAAGGGGTCGATGTGGTGGCTGACGAGTGAGGCAACTGAAGAGGCCCCAAAAACCACTGCAGAGATGCTGATTAACGCGATTGAACAGCATGGTCCTCAGTCGGCTGACGAACTGGCGTTAATGTTCGGGATTACCTCCCGCCGGGCGAATTCATCACTGGCGATGGCAATCAGCAAAGGTCGTCTGATTCGCGTGAATCAGGGTGGTAAATTTCGTTACTGCATACCGGGCGCTGATTTACCGGCAGAGCCGGAAGCTGCATCCGTAGCGGAAACGGATGGTAAAGCCTTTCCTCAGCCAGCAGGAGTTGCGTTACCGGTACAGGAAGCGGCGACACAGGAAGAAATTAAAACAGATACTGTGGCGGACATTGTGCAGTCGCTGCCATCGTTTACCGAAACGAAAGCAGATGACCTGATTCTACCATCGCTGAATGTGGCTAACCGCGAGCTGCGCCGGGCGAAAAGTCATGTCCAGAAGTGGGAGCGTGTCTGTGCCGCGCTGCGGGAACTGAACAAACACAGGGATATTCTCCGGGATATTACCACCACCAGAGAGCAGCAACAGTGAGTGGCTGGAAGACGTGGTGCCGGGCGGAAATCCTGATACTCCGGCAGTGTGCGGGAACAATGACGGTGGAATGCATCGGGATGCTTATTGGTCGTAGTGAGGCTGCGGTCAGAACGAAAGCGCGGGAACTGGGTATTAGTATGATGTTACGGGGTGATTATCACCAGTCAGCAAAATATCCGCAGAGTGATATTGAGCTGGCGCGACAGCAGCATCAGCGTGGCGTGTCGAGGAGAGAAATCGCCAGAAAATTCGGAATGCCGTTGCGCACAGTGAATAACTACGTTTATTTCGACAGGAGGGTGTCTGCGTGAAAATCCTGTATCAGGATTACGGCCCGGTGGGGCAGGTGCTTATCAGCAGTACTGTAATGGAGTTCCGGAAGCATAACCGTGTGGTGGATGCTGTGCTGTTAACCTGTCCGGGGATATCGGCGAGTCGTGCAGGTGTGTTTATTATGAAGACGAAATTATATGGCAGTAAGGCGTGGATAAAGAAGGCGTATCGTGTAGCGTTGCAGGAGGTTAACAGTGAGTGAAATTAAAGAAATGCCGGTAGTTCGTGACGAATATGGCTACTGGACACATCCTGAATATGAAAAATTCTGTGATGGTCGGGAGAATATTTCAACGGAAGAATTTAACGCGTGGATGGAGGCAAATAATCTTCAGTGGACTATCTGCACTATGGATGAAGATGATTTTAACCTGGACGCAGATGGCCCTGATATTTCAGCATGGGAACCGGAACGACCAGAGGGCGATGGCTGGTTTATTGGTTCCATTCATGATACGGAAGATGGCCCGGTTTGTGTCTGGTTGCGAAATAAGGCTGAAGCATAAAGGCGATAAACCAACTAACAACTAAATACTGAAGATTTAAATCAGAAACGATTTTTATTAAATCCTTAACCGGAGGGATTCCTGCACCCTCAGAACATCAGGAGGCCGCCCGAAAGGGCGGTAAGAAATGAAACATTATTTAGAAAAAATTACCCACGAAAGAGCAGAACAACAGAGTTTCTGTTTTTCATTCTGTTTATAGTGTTGATGATACCGATATCCCCGCTATTACTGGTCTGGATAATTGGAAGGACATTTGAACCAGTTATTGAGCTATATACCGATGTGACATGGGAATCATTCAGCGCACTGCACAATAAAATTAATCCGTATAAGGAAAACTGATATGAGCACTATTACCAGAGAACGCGCGGAGATTAAATCATACATCACAGGCTTCCTGAGCGACTCGGCGCACGATAACAAGTCTTCAGACAGCCTGCTGGCTAATGTGTTTCGTATCGCGCTGGCATCACTGGAAGCAGAGCCGATAGCAATGGTAGTGCCTGATGAAATGGATTTGCTTACCTGCCATCTCGACGGTGTAACTAAAACATATGCTGATGGCTGGAACGCCTGCCGCGTCGCCATGCTTCAGGCCGGAAACTTTCGGGAAAATAAGAATTCGTCAACCAACAATTTTCGGGAAATCTCGGAAACGTCAACCAGATCTCCGATAACTCCGGATGGCTGGATAAGCTGTACTGAGCGAATGCCTGAAAAGAGCCAGAACGTGCTTATTTCGATGAATATCGATAGCGAGGCAGGGCCATTAATATATTCCGCACGCTATCTCGGAGGCACGTTCCGGCGCGGAGGTATAGCAGTTAGTCCGGGTAATGATCTTAGGCAAGCAACCCACTGGATGCCGCTACCAGAACCGCCGCAGGAGGTGAATCAATGACCTGGCCTGAAGCATTCACAACGGTAGGAATTGCGATGGCGGTGGCGCTGGTGGTGTATTCGATTTGCCGCTGGGGATAACAAACAAAACAGAAACAACAATTGCTGTTACCTGTTGTTACCATGGCAAGTAAACGTATCTCAGGCGAGCGCATTGCGCCGTTCTGACGCACATAAGGTAGAGTAGATTGCAGAAGCTGGCAATAAAAAGTTGGTGGAAAGTCTGATGCAGATGCGAAAAGATAGCCCCGAAAACGGGGCCGGATTTACTGAGCACCAATAATCCTGAAGATGTAATCCTTGAAGATGAGAGCCAGAGCGGCAGCAACAATAAACCACTGGAGTCGATCAAACTTGGTTTCCAGCTTGTCCAGGCGCTTATCAACCGATATTAGCTGGTTTTGCAAAGAATTAAAGCGACTATCGACCTCACGTCGGAAGTTATCAACGTTGTCCTGTGAAGAATTGAATCGACCATCAATCTCACGACGCAGGTTATCAACGCTTTCCTGTGTCGCCAGGTGTTGCATGTTCTGCTGGCGATGGAGTAAAGCATTCAACACATCACTGGTGCTGAACTCAATTTTTTTGTCATCACTCATGTTGGCCTCCTGTATGGGGAATCGTGGTACAGGAAAAACCTGTTAAGTAAATAGTAAAGTTAATCGTTTCACTCATCAAGTGAGTAAGCACAGAAGCGGTTGACGACAACAGAAATCAGAGACAATATTGCCACACGCCAGCCTGAACAACTGGCACCTGCTGCGCCAGCAGAGACAACCGATGGCGCACGATACCAGATTTTACAATTCGGATAACTCTGCCGCTCCTGCCTGCAGGCACGGGCGGCGTTCTCATGCATTCAAATCAGACTGGTTCCAGCATCCTCCATGCACTGAAGAGCAGGCTGAATGGATAATTCAGTGTTACCGCAGGCGCGGATACGAGGTTAAGAAAGCTCTTAGCCTCGACTACCGTCACTGGATAATCTCAGTCAGACTCCCTTACTCCGAACGCCCACCGCGTCCGTCCCGCACATTCCAGCAGCGCATCTGGAGGTAACGTGCGGATATTACTTAGACCTGTTCTGGTACCGGAACTTGGCCTGGTGGTCCTTAAACCTGGTCGCGAATCACTGCCGGTTTTTCATTGCTGCAGGGTGCTGGTGGAGCCGGAACCGAAAAGCATGCGCGGTCTGTCGTCCGGAGTCGTTCCTGCCGTTCGCCAGCCGCTGGCTGAGGATAAATCATTACTGCCATTTTTCAGCGATGAGCGGGTAATTCGTGCAGTAGGTGGTGCTGGTGCACTGTCTGACTGGTTATTACGTCACGTGAAATCCTGCCAGTGGTCACATGGCGATTATCATCACAGCGAAACTGTCATACATCGTTACGGTTCCGGCGCGATGGTGTTGTGCTGGCACTGCGACAACCAGCTGCGCGACCAGACATCTGATTCACTGGCGCAACTTGCTCAGCAGAATCTGGTTGCCTGGATGATTGACGTCATCCGTCACGCAATAAGCGGTACGCAGGAGAGGGAGTTATCGCTGGCCGAATTATCCTGGTGGGCGGTCTGCAATCAGGTGGTGGATGCACTACCTGAGGCAGTAGCGCGTCGTTCGCTGGGATTACCAGCGGAAAAAATCCGCTCAGTATACCGTGAGAGCGACATCGTACCGGGAGAGCAGACCGCCACCAGCATACTGAATCAGCGCACAAAAAATCTTGCGCCGTTGCCTCACGTCCACCAGCAACAACCCTCACCACAGGAAAAGGCGGTGCTCAGCATTGCCGTTGATCCGGAGTCTCCGGAATCTTTCATGAGGCGACCTAAACGTCGCCGTTGGGTAAATGAGAAATACACGCGCTGGGTAAAGACACAGCCGTGTGCGTGTTGTGGTAAGCCTGCTGACGATCCGCATCACCTGATTGGTCATGGTCAGGGGGGAATGGGGACAAAGGCCCACGATATTTTCACGCTACCGTTGTGCCGGGAGCACCACAACGAACTTCATGCAGACCCGCTGGAGTTTGAGAAAAAGTACGGCTCTCAGATTGAGTTAATTTTTCGTTTTCTTGATCACGCCTTTGCGACTGGCGTGCTCGGGTAAAAGAGGTGACTGATGCTCATAGATTTGGTTTTACCTTACCCGCCGACGGTGAACACTTACTGGAGACGCCGTGGCAGCACATATTTTGTATCAAAAGCAGGGGAGCGTTATCGCCGGGCAGTGGCGCTTATTGTTCGCCAGCTGCGACTGAAATTAAGCCTGTCCGGACGGCTGGCAATAAAAATTATTGCAGAGCCACCGGATAAGCGTCGTCGCGACCTGGACAATATTCTGAAAGCACCGCTGGATGCGCTGACGCATGCGGGAGTGCTTATTGATGACGAGCAGTTTGATGAAATCAATATTGTACGTGGTCAGCCAGTATCTGGTGGACGTCTGGGGGTGAAGATTTACCCCATAATGCTTGAAGAGCAGGTCAAAAAATGAAACTGGAAGATTTACCGAAATACTACTCCCCAAAATCCCCCGGCCTGACTGATGCATCGGCCTCAACGTCAAAAGATGCGCTGAGTATCACTGATGTGATGGCCGCGCAGGGCATGACACAGAATCGGGCTGAGATGGGGTTTTCTGCGTTCCTTGGGAAAATGGGCATTAGTATGAATGACAGAGAGCGGGCAACAGAATTGCTGACAGAATATGCACTCAGTCGGTGTGATCGCGTGGCGGCGTTAAGAAAACTCCCGGCAGAAATAAAACCGGCAGTGATGCGAATTATGGCTTCGTATGCGTTTGAAGAT